CCCCCCTTTCTTTTTGTCAGCCCCCCCGGAGGGGGACCGTCCGTCATCCATACCCGACCTTCCGAGGAGACACTCATTTGGTAATGGGTTTACTTTTGGTGGATCGGGGTACAGTGGTCATGCGTTGGGGAAGAGGGTACTAGAAGGGAACCCCCCTCTTTCCCCCCTTCGGAACCGCTGTTTCCACACCCATGGAGCACCACTTCCACGGGTAATAGTAGGCACCCTATCTCGGGGGCAGTCATACCAAGGGATGTCGGGAAATCAAATCCACGTAAAAATAGCCCCTTCCTCTTGGGTGATCGGCTCTGAAAAATCGCTTCCTGCGACCAGCAGATCTGTGGCTAGGGTTGGGGCATTCAGGAACCCCTGGACCATGTTGTTCCATTGATCACGGGACTTATTGATCTCATGTTCTTTTGCGGAGATTGCAAGGACATCCTGGAAGTACTTGACACCCAAGGCCAACGCGTCAACTCTGTCGTCGTGCTTCACTGCCCCCTTTTCGCGACACATCCTTGTCAGCTGGTACATCAACATCCGGGGAAGGCGTTCCTCTGGGGCCATGTCGTGGTTGGATTGATAGTCCCAGGTGACCAGCTTTTCGTCGATAACGAGTCTATGTTGGTTTAACACCGGTTCCAGTGTGTCAATGATCCGGTCCTCCTTTCGGGTGGTGGCTCGAACCTCCTCAAAGGCCATACCAACCTTCATTTCCTGGGCGTGTTTTTTCATCAACTCCATCACTGCTCCATCACCAAAGTTAGACTCGATCAAGCAAAGCGATGCTCCATAGCGTCGGGCCATAGTCAGGATGCCACGCAGGGTCTTGTCGGAGTAGCCGTCTTGGGTAGCCAGTATGTCCCTCAAAAAGATGAATCCGTTGATCTGTGACAAGACTACCGCTACGGTTTCGTCTTTACCACGACCACTGGGGTCCACCGCTACGATGGTTTGATTGTAGGGAACATATTCCCCGGTGCTTTTGGGTCGATGCCACCTATCGCCTGGAAGGGCCACGGCGGGCAGGTCAAGGAGGGTTTCCTTATCAGAGCCCCAAACAACGTCAGAAGGCCCCTTGCTGGGGTCCAGAGGCATCACTGAGAAGTCGCTAAGCTTGAGGGGAAACTTGAGGGCGTCCGAAAGGGACGTATCCAGCATAAACTGGAGCATGAAGTTGCTCCGAGACATTGACTGTTCCCTTTCGAGGAGGTTAATCTCTGAGAACCTTGTGTCGGTCGGCTGCCAAGACAGCTTTTCGTGTCCAGCCTTTTCGATGTCGGCAACAAGCTGTGGAGCTAGGACATCCTCGTACCCAACTAGGCTCTTGGGGTATCGGGCAGGCCAGACAAAGGGTCGATAGTTCCTTTCCCGAAGTGTGCGGTATATGGTAAAGGTAGATTGAGGCGTTCCAAGAAATACAATGCGACTGTCTTGCTTTGGTGTGAGGACTGATTCGCCTTCTGTAACCAGTTGAAGAAGTTTTTCTCGCATGAGATCTGTCGCAGAGTTTGCAGGAACTTCCACGTCATCAAACACGATGAGATCAGCACGAGAGCCGGTGATCTGTCCCGTGATACCCACGCTCTTAACTGACGGGGACTGTGCTGGGCGGCATCCAGCAATGTCAAACGATACGCGGCTCCAACGTTGGTCATCATCGACCGGACGCATGTGGGAAAGCCATTCAAATTCTTGAATTGATTTTTGACAGAAAATTGTGAAATCATCAGCACGTTGCTTACTAGCAGATACTACAAGAATTTTTTTGTCTTTGTCATTCCATAAGGTCCACAACACAAAGGCAGCAGCAATCCAGCTCTTGCCAAGTCCACGAAAACATTGCAATTGAATACGTCTGCCGCCATGCTGCATGTACTCTGCAATAGCAAGTTGGGCCCGTGTTGGTGGTGGAAGCTGAAGGGACTTCCAGCAAAGACGAAGGAACAGTTTAAAATCATCCTTTAATCTTTGCTCGAAGTCCACGGGCGATTTGTTCGAGTTCTTCAAGGGTTGCGTTTGATTTGATTTCATTAGCTCTGTTTGAAATTACCCAGATATTGTCTGGGGTGTAACCTTTGCTTGAATCAAGTCGATCCAAAGAAGGTGAGGTTGGATTGTTACCTTTTCCCTGACCAGTGTTGTCTTTTAGCGCGATTCCAAGTAACGGGCATTTATCGGGAATATGAATATCTTCAACTGTAATTGTATGCTCCAACCCTTTGGCTAGGGCCCGGCTTTTTGATCTATGATACATTTTATAAGCTAAAGGTTTTGCTGCTTGTTTTTTATAATGACAAACTTTACAACAAGAATGTAATCCTGTTTTAGATGCGCGGTTATTTGGCCATTCGCTGAGTGGCTTATGTATGCCGCACTGCGGGCATTTACGTGTGTTCATGCTAGATTGTACTTAAATGTGGGTGGAGGGGCCCTGTAGGGGCATACAGGACCCGTTGACGGCTATTTAGCCTTTTTCTTCATGCCTGCTTTGCTCATGGCAATAGCAATGGCTTGTTTTTGGGGACGACCTTCCTTGACCATCTTGGAAATGTTGGAAGATACGGTCTTCTTAGATGAACCTTTTTTGAGTGGCATGATGATTAACCTTTTTTCTTTTTCTTCATAATGGATGCTGCCAGCTTTTGGTTATAAGCAAGCGTTCCATTAGCGGTAGGCCGTGCCTTGAGGGTTTCGTAGGCGAGACCAGCAGGAGTAATCTTGCGAAGAGCCATAGCCGATGACACAGCTTTACCCATACCAGAAGGCATGGTTTTGGGACCACGGGGCATCGGTTTGGCTGCTGGCTTAGCTGCCTGAGCCGACAGGCGATTGATCTTTGCGTCCCGGCTACCACCACCTGTTGCCCGAATGGTGTTAGTCGTTCCACGAACGGGGTTCTTAGGCAGGTTAGGCAGACGAGGTGATTGAGCACGATTGCTACTGGTCACCATTTTGGGTTTAATGGGTCCCTGTTGTTTCATGGTTGAAACTTGGGTAGGGCGGGGCCTCGGTTGAGAACCCCCCGCATTGCCCTTGATCCGCGCTTGACGGTTAGCAGAGCTAGTCTTACGATTGTCTTGACGCATGTTAGGCATGGTCGTTACTTCATCTTTGTGGTATATTTTTTGCCTTCCCAGACAAAAGTCTTCATGCCGGAGTTACGAGCAGAAGCAAAGGCATTGTCAAAACTCTTGGCCTTAGACATCTTCGGAGCAGCCTTTTTGGAGGGACTACCTTTCTGATACTGTCCCGAAAAGGAATCGGAAACTTTCTTGGTAGGTTTAGGTGTCATTGCACCTTTGATGCTCTTACCGAGTGCGGTACCTGCCTTACGGGCGAGAGGTGACAAGGCAGCATTAGCAACCGTGTAAATTGCAGCTTCACCAGCACCTTTCATTGCTCCACTCATCATGCGTCCCGTAGGACGAGTAGGAGGAGTTGAAACATTATTGGTACGAGTTGCTGGTTTAATAGGTCCTGCCTGTGCTCCACGGTTACCTACGGAAGTCTGACGCGGCTTAGGAGTGGAAGCGGCAACTTTTTTGCTACCGCTTGTCCGTTCCGAACGGCGACGACTTGAAGTTACAGTCGCCATGATAATCAACCCATCGTGATGGTTGCCACGGGAAGAGCAAACAAGGTGCCCGGCCCAATTAAATTACAAGTCAGCACATCACCGACGGTATACCAGTTGCCACCACGCACAATGGAAGCAGCAGTCACAGCACCGCCAGACACGGTGATGTTAGCGGTAGCACCAGTGCCAGAACCGCCAAAAAGAGCAATATTGGAATAGGTGCCATTGGTATAACCAGAACCGTTGACACGAGTACCAACAGTTGCAACGTGACCAGTCTCGAAACGGGTGGCAGTTCCCGTTACCTTTGCGGTACGGAGAGTGGTAGGATTGGTGCGAGCACGACGCACAACACGAATGGCAGCCTCAGCAGCATCCACAGTTTGATTAGCAGCCAATACGGTAGAAGCAGAACCGTAAGAAGCAGCAACAGTTGTCGTTGTGGTAGTACCATCAGACACGTTGGCAGTGGTGTGAACCTTGTTGCGTTGTTGATTCTCTTCGCGCTTACCAGGAGCGTTCGAGATGGAACCGTAAGTAGTCGAGTCGGCAGTAGTAGTCATTTGCTTTAAAGTAAATAATTGTTAACGTTAACTGGTAGTCCAGGCAAGGACTTTTGAAAAATTAGACTGGTCAAAAGATTCTTGAGCAGTCCACCAAGATAACCAATGGTTCGAACCTTTTGATTGGTTACACTTGATACAGGCAGGCACTACGTTAGACGTGGTATCGTGCCCACCACGGGCTTTTGGAATGACATGATCCAAAGTTAGATTATGATCAGATCCGCAATAGGCACACTGGTTATTCCAATGTTCCTTAATTGCTGATCGCCAAAGTCTCTTAGCTTCTGAGGATGTCATGGCCTTAAGGTTGTAAAGGTAGTCGGAAGGGGCTTCCAGAATCATTTGGGGTGGATCCTGTGTGGTTTACTTCTTCTTCTTCTTAGGGAATCCAGCTTTCATGTTAGCGTACGCTTTTGGAGTAATTGTAGACTTACTCTTTGGGCGGCTTTTACCTGCTGCCTTGCGGGCATTCATGTTGGCATAAAGACCAGGAGGCTTAGCGTTTCCTTTGTTCATTTGCGGGTACTTTTACCGTTGGAACCATTACGTGCTCGATTCTTTGATGGCGATTCCTTTACTAGTCGGCCACTCTTAGTATGAGAAAGATCAGACCCACCTTTACCCATCATGCCGCGACTGCGACGGGCATCAGCGAGAGTAGCTCGATACTTTCTATCAGCTGGAGATTTATTCTCCTTAGTGTCGTAGGCAAGTTTCTTTGCGTATGCTTCGGGGTTACTCCGATAATACGCCGCACTACGCTTAGGGGTTGTTGTTTTCTTTGGCGCCATTGTTTAAATCCTTAAAGAATACTTCGTTTTCAAGGCGCTCAATTCTTGTGTTACTCATACTTACCTTTTCAATAAGTACCTCAACAGAAGAAGCAATATTGTGAAGCGTGTAAAGATGCCAGCTAAACAAACCAAGAAATGCTACAACAACAGCATTCTTAACCGCCATAGCTAGATCATCTGATGGCTCGTTCGACATCCTCCAACTCCAATTCAAGACTACTAAATAAGTTAGCAAGTGGAGAACCTAGGACAGGAACACCAGTGATGTTATTCTTGGAAAGCCAATCAGTAGCTGCTTTAAGATCCTGTGTGGTAGCGGTGCCGGATTTAATCCGACCAATCAGTTCATTGGTAACGAGTCCGTGAAGTTCATTGAACTGTTCTTCGTTAGCACGAGATGTAATTGTCATTAGGCGTAACTCACTAGCAATTGCACATCGCCAGCAGCCACCGCAGTGCTATCGGTCGCAGCAGCACCGCCCGTGATTGCGACGGCAAGGCCGGTGCCAAAACGCAACGATGGGACGTACTCGATCTCTTTGCTGCTGGTAGCGGGGACAGCAACAACCATGATCGGGACACTGGTGCCAACCGTGGGGGCAGTTGCAAGGTTGTAGAGGCGCACGTATTTGGTAGACGCGCTGGCGTTCATAACCGAAAGGCCAAAAAAGTTGGCGCCAGTGGCTTTGATTGATGCAGCGTTCGTGGTGGCGGCGCTGTTGACGGTATATAAAACAGTGCCCGAAGAGCTTGAGCTTGCCGTGATGTTGCCAACCGTGACTGTGCCGCTGACTGTTTGCGATGTGGGGGGCGCAGCAACAACTGGAGTCGATTCGCGGCTGAAATACGCGCTGGCATTTACCGTGCCGCTTGTGTAAGCAGTAAGAATACATCGAAAATACTGATAACCAACAAGCGAAGCAATAAATATAAAAGGAGCGGTAGCGGAAGAGGAAAATGTTCCTGACGTATCTGCCGCGCTCCTGCCAGTTAAGTTTACCCAGTTTGTGTTGTCGTTGCTTACTTGGAAAGCAGTTGTAGCAACGTAAGTGCCTGTAGTTTGGACACATACACTTCTGTAAGCATCACAGGCTGTGCTCAATACAACTGCGTTAAGCGCTGCTCCAGACCCCGTGACGTTGAGCTGAGATCCATTGCCAACTGGAATTGGGTTGCCCGTATCGTTCTGGATCTCCAGCTGGCCGTTCTTCACCAGCACCGGCACATAGCCAGTATCAAGTGCTGGCAACTTGGTATTGATGCTGGCCAGGTTGCCGCCAGACTCCAGTGCCAGTGCCGACGTGTTGAGGTTGGTGCCAGCATTTACATTAATAGGTCCAGATACTGAAAGTGGATTGCCATAGTCATTTGAAACTTCTACAGCATCAGGTTGTATTTGGCTATACTGAGACATTAGACGTACTCAGTAACTTGAGCAGTGCCGTTAACAGTTGCCCAGATTGCGTAAATTGCATTGGAAACAATTAATTGTTGATCCAACAACAAAAATGATCCAGGTTGCATTTCAATAAAACTATTAGCAACAGTTGCTGTTGAATTGAAAGAAAGATATAGTTTACCTGTACTAACGTTGGAAACTGTCAAACCCCTGCGGCTGCTGTTTGAAGCCAGTAATTGAACGCTGGTAGACGTGCTGGCAATGCTTGTGGTTGTTGGTGTCCGTACAGCAACAGTACTGGTAACAGAAACGGCAGAAGCCCGAAGCTGAGTATCGGTCAAACTGCCGGTCACAGAGACGGCTGAAGCACGTAGTTGGGTATCGGTCAGAGGACCGGAAACAGGTACTGAGGTGGCCCGTAATTGAGTATCTGTCAAGGGGCCAGAAACTGGCAATGCTGTGGCCCGTAGTTGAGTATCCGTAAGTGGACCATCAACAGTAATAGAACCGCCACCGTCATCAACCGATAGGGTGCCACCAGCATCGCTAACAGGAACTGGAGAACCACTGGTATTATTAACCGTGACGCTAGTAGGAACTGTAATGTTGCTAATTGTAACAGACCCACCATCCAATGTTACAGGAATTGGTACGGCAGTAGATTTTGTACTTGCTAAAGTAGTACCTTGAGATGAATAACGACCAGGCGTAATGTTAGCAGAATAAGTCATAATTAATCGTGATCCTTCATAAGTTTAATAAGCTTTTGAGCATAGATAGGATCTGTAGCATAGCCCTCTTGCTTAAGCAAACGAGCACACTCATCCCTATTCTTAGCTCGATTAACTCCTTTATAGCCCTTATAATCCTTATACCATTGCATTACTAGGTATGCAACGCAGTCATAAGGGGTAGCAAAGTCCTTAAAGGATGCTTTAATGGTTACTGGAC